TAGTTTTAAGTGCGTGATTTGAATCAAATCAGCAAATGGTATCATCCTTCTGCACAATGATTCAATAGCACCTTTGTACATACGAGGAGCACAAGCAACGTAGTTAGGTATTGCGTGTTGAGATGCTGACTTAGGGCGAACCATATTCTCAGACATTCTCCATTGCAATAAGATATTGGTACCCATTACCATAATACCTTCATACCACACATCAATTGTTTTCTCAATCTTTTCAAAGTTGCCTTCCTCCATCATTTCAGCAGGAGGATTAAAGGTTTCATCTTTCTCAATCACTCGAGAACCACCACCTTCAAGTCTCTTCTTTTTATAAACAACTTTCTTTGTACTCTTATAATTAAAATACATCAATGTGCAAGTGTCTCTATAAAACATATCGTTCTGATAGAACTGTGCTACGTTATAATAATCGTACCACGCTTGACTATATTGAGTAATTTCTTGTAAGTCTTCTTTAGTTAATGATTGGTCAATCTTCATAAGTTCCGTTAAAGGAACTGTCTTAATTTCTCCCCAATAAAAACAATCTTTAAAGAATGGGTCTTCTGTATAACTGTAAACCATATTAGCCGGGTCTACATATGAAATCTTAACCCCTGTTCCTTGTAAGAACTCGTGCTTTGCAACACTAATACCAATAACAGTTTGGTCGTAATTTAATCTTTTACGAATATCTTCATAATGATTTTCGTCAAATATAGTATTGATAGCTTCTTCTTCTGCTATCTCAATTGCAGGCTTATAATTAAGCTGCATATATAATGATAATTCTTCGTCTGTTTCAGGAAGCTCATCGGGCTCCATCATAAATGTGTCTACCCCTGTCTTCTCTTTAATAGTCATCAAAATATCTTTTGACACCATCTGTGCTTCAACCATATCCTGATACTTACTTCTTTTAGCTTGAGACATTGCATCTTGTGCATATGCTTTAACTTTGAATAGTCTATCAGACATTCCGTTTACAACAATATCAATAAATTTTGGAAGAATAGGAACCGGAGTCCAATCAAGATTTAAGTAAGACAAATCACCATCAATAGCTAACTCATTTTTGTATTTACCAATTGGTTGCTCACCTCTTGCGTAAAGTCTTAATCTACGGAAATCTTGCCATTGACCATAGTATCTACAGTTGTTACCATCTTTTCTAAACCATTCGTATTGAATAGCCTGACCCACTTGCAATCCAAAAGCATTTGTTGCTTTCTCGGCATCAGTCGCTAATTGACTTGGGAATGCTGCGGTGTTTATGTTGATTGTTACATTTTTCATCTAATCAATTGACTTGTTGTTCCTTCGTTTTTATATTTAGCGAAGTTAATAATTAATTTCGATTCTTTTTTCTCCGGTATGTATAGATGCTTCTGATTAGCCATAATGCATAATCCCGAACTAATAGAGGCGTCAAACCTTGTTCTGTCATTAATGTCAAACTTAGCCCAATCCTCAAGTGTTCTTGTAAATGGCATTGTGCCCATTTCTTCAGGGTCTCTATACTTTGCTTCCAAGTCTAATCCAACATACTTCTCAATATAAGATTCAATAGCGGAGGCGTGTGCTTGCTTAACATCTTCAGATGAGTTTGGAATACCTCCTAATTCACGCTCAGTCTTTGTTAATTTAGCCAATTGCTTATCCGGTCTATTAATAGAAAATCCTCTGTATCCTCTATTTTTAATATGGTATAAAAGCCTTGGTTTATTATTCTCCACTAAGATAGGCATTCCGTAGAATATACAAGCCATTAGTACCTCTTCAAAGAATATTTCTGCCGTTTGTGGACGAGCAATGTACTCCAAGAAAAATTGATTGGTTGGTGCGTCATCCATATGAAACTTAGTCATACCGTGTAGTGCACCATTAGAACCACGTCCTCCTACTACAGCAGAGATGTCATAAGAGTCACAACCAAATGAACCAAGATGGTCATTGCCGGGATACTTAATCCCGTTTCGTATGTGCACATTATTTTGCATATGCTTAGGAGGTGCCCAACTTATTAGGAATCTACCTCGTGTATCAGGAGTCCATATAACCTCACTATCCTTAATTCCGTCTTTCCACGAAAATGCTCCACGAGTAAGGTATTGTCCCTTAATCATTGAGTCATTATAATCAATCTGCTGATATAGTTTAGTTAAATTAAATAAGGCTTGCTTACTCTCGTCTCTAAAAGCGTGAGACTCTGTTCTTGGAAACTGACGATAAAATTCGTTTAGTGCATCAGCATCACTATTTAAAGACTCAACCTCCGCTTCCCAATAGTCAATGGCTCCGTTTTTAATCCAATTACCATCAACGCCCATTACAGGCTCTTCAGGTTTGCGGAACACAGGATGACCATATCTGTCAATCAATCCTTCCATATTCCACTCCATCGGAATAAATATGGCATATAGACCACTTTTAGTCTGCCCGTTGGCATTACGAACCTTTACATTTGAGTCCTCATAAATATCTTTATAGTTCTGTCCCCCTTTGCTTAACGCATTGGACGTTGAACCCATCATACACTTGCCAATAATTTTACTACCCAATCGAAGACAGGTTTTAGTTACACGCCAATTCTCTTTGATGTTTACAGGCTTAGTCCACTTTGCAGATTCATCGTGAGCCAAAAAGAGTAGCTTCTCTCCATCATAAGAGTTGTCTTCAGTGTTCTTCCAATCTATTGATGTATCAAGTCCATCGACATCGGTGTCGTCAGTCTCGTACATATTTTTCTTGGTAATCTTTGCTGCCGGAACCCTGTATGCTAACTCAGTCTTTGGCTTGTCCATACCATCCATAATCGGCTTAAAAAAGAATGGAAGGCGGCTGTTAATAGGAACAACCTTATCGGTGAACATCTTCTTAGCATCGGCACCCGTCTTAGATAGGATACCTATACGAGCGTCACGTGCGAGCGTACCTATGTTAACGCACTCTGAGGATGACATAAATGAGAATCCCGAACGTCTAATCTTTAGGTATATCATACCAAATGACCTCGGGTCAGCACGGCAGGCTTCCCAAAATATCCAATAGATTCTATTGGCTTCACGAAAATCAGGGTAGCCAATGTCAATACTTGACCATTGCAAGTACATATAATGAGAGCCGGTTATGTAAGTCTTGACTCCATTGTTCATAAACCAACAACCTTGCTCACGGTAATCAAACTCCTGCTCAATATAATCGACCCAACGGTCTTTAAATTCTTTTGGCTTTTCGTTCCATTGAAATATGGATTGTATTTTGGCTAACTCACGGGGAAGTTCTTGACGTTCCCAATATTGTTCAGCCTTAGTGGAGTGTCTTTGAAGACACTTTTCAGGAGCAATAGGAAGAGCAATAATTAATCCTGCTATCTCTACTATCTGTCCTATTTGTCCGGTCTTTGAAATTACAATAACATCGTATTGGTCGTTATAACCATACAGCCACGACCTCACCCTATTTTTGTTAGAGATAACGGCAGCCGGTATATGATTATCGACTATACGGCATAGACTATTGTTTTGACCTTCTTTCTGCAAATCCTTGTTTTGTATCTGTTTTACTTATTCCTCTGTCTGCGGATTCAAGATTTTCTTTTTCCGCTTCTATTCTACTTAGTATTTCAAACGCATCAAAGATGGCTAACTTTTTAGCTGCTGCTGCGTTTTTCATTTTATCGGCAGACACATCAGTGTCTGACTCCGTATTAATAATATCCTCTTCAGCTACTTTTACAAGATGGTTAACCGCTTTGTATCCGGCTTCAATAATCCTTAGTTTTATTTCTTTAGTGTCTTTCATTATTTAACCTTTAAAAAGATTACTTGAACCAACCTTGCTGTTTCTGCTTCTCCAAAGTTATCAAAAATATTCCTCGAATGTGGAGCTTCTGAGTTAAACGCAATCATACGGTTAAACTTAGAGTACATTGTAATGAGTGGATTCTTATCCTCATCGTAAACAGTTGTACCATCATCCTCGGGAGCCTGTTCGTTTAAGTAAAGCAAGCAGGTAATATCGCCCATCATTTCATCTGTATGTACAAAATTTGGTTCTTCTTGGTTCAATGGTGACTTCCTAACAAAGTTTAATGCTACTTTGAAACCACTAAATAGTTCACAGCAGTATTTGGCAAACTCATCGTTAGCGTCTCTTGGCTGAATATTTTTGAAAGTGTATTCACCGTCTGCCACGTCTTGAAACCCGTGAAAGTGTATATCTGATACATAAGATAATGGGTCTTTAATAATGTTGTCGAATGTGATTAGATTCATAATTTGATTGTTATTTGGTGGTCATACATCCTATATAACTTCTCATCATCTACTGTAAACTCGTATTCGCTATCCGGAGAAAAGCACACCATATCTCCTTGTTTAATGCCACGCTCAATCAAGTACTCATTTGGGTATTTCATTATACCCATAAGCGGCTCCTCTGAGAATGGCTTCTTGATATAGCTTTGTGTAGTGGGGATAGGCTTGACAAAACAGAATCTATCATAAGCGTTCCACGTGGAGTCTTGCTTGTACATATAAAATTGTTCCGTCTCAATAAAGAATAGGTCGTCTTTAAAAAAAGACTTTCCACTCTTCTGCCTACCCCGCATATCATTATAAAACTTAAATACGTTGTGGTGCACAAGTAAAGTGTCACCTTGCTTAATGGGTCCTTTATACCCCAATGGTAGTTCAACGACTTCTGCAAATCGGTTGGAAAACTTGTGGTCCTCCTCAGAGGTACTGACAATAAATTCAATGCCTCCTATCTCTTTTGTATTATCGTATCGCTTTCCATTAACCGGTTTGGCTATGAAATAGAATGGCGACCTCATTAGATGTTGATGTTATATTCAATGGATATAGGAATGGTGGAGGTGAACTCTTTCCAAAGCACTACCTCCGCCTTCTCGTTTATGATGTAAATCTTGATTGATTGCTTTTCTGCATCAAGTTTGATAAGATGAATCTCGTTGGTATCATTAAGGATTTTCTGCCCTACAATATAGTGCATAGCACCTCCTTTGTAGTCAGGTCCTATTGATATTTTACGAATGTCCATTAGAGTTCTTCCTCTTCTTCTTTAACAAAAGTGATACCTGTAGTCCAATCTTCAAGGAACGTAAACGTCTCTAATCCATTGGTATTAATAACCTCAATAGGCTTGAAGTCAAACTCCTTTTCATTTAAAGTCTCAATGTCTTTGGTTAGCTTCTTTACGCCTTCCTTATTGAATTTGTAGTCACCTTTATCGTCCGTTATTAAAACGCCTTTATCGTCAGTTGCAGCATTATCCAACCGTAATTCATCACGTTGCTTATTATAGTCTTCGTAAAAAGGCTTTACTTTCTCGTACAACTTAAATAACTTTTTCTGAACTTTTGTCTCTTGTTTACCAATAACGGCATTGATAGATGCCACTAAAACATTTAGGTCTTTGTATTTCATTTGATTTGATTTTAATAATGTAAAAGTAATGAAAATAATTTGAACTACGAAGTAGGTTCAGTAATAATTGGAGTTGATTCAGGAGGTGCCGGTGGTACGTATTCACCTGTAATTGTTAATTTAAGTTGTGTTGCTGCCCAATTATATGCCCATTCATTAGCATCTGTAGCAGCATCCCAATCTAAATAATCTTGTCCTGACATAGTTAATCCTGCATTTATTAATGTGTTCATAGAAGACATTAAACTTGAAGTGCTTGGAGGAACAACCTCATTTAATTGATATTGAAAATTTGCAGTTGTAGATAAATTATCAAAAGATGAATTTAATACAAATACTGTTGCTTGTTTTTCTTCTCCATTTTGCCAAGAAGAGATTGGTTCAATTGTTTTTGCCATTTTATTTTTATTTTAATTGTTTATTAAAAACACGTTCCATCACTGCAAGTTAATAATAAATCAACACTTGTATTAACAACTACCCCAAAGAATGACATACTATTAAATCCTGTTGATGTATTAATACATTGATAATTAAATGCACTGTCTACGAGTGAAATGTTTTGTCCCGGAATAGAACAAGTGTAAGTCATTGTAATAGTACAAGTCCCTATTTGACTTGTTTGAACACTTGCTCCATTACCCGGTTGATTAGGGTCTACTCCTCCTATATTTACAACGCTTACCCCATTAACTGTTATGTTAGATAAGTTAAGGGAAATATCTAATGAGTTATTGGTTCCAACTAATATAGTTGCTAATGAGCCGCCACAATCTGTAATAGACCTAATAACATAACCATATCCTGTTGCATCCCAATTTTCAAAAGTAATATAGCTACTGCCCATTTTATAATAAAAAGGATAAGGCGAGTCATAAGAATAAGCATATATCTGTTGTGTTCCACACGAGTCAAAATATAATTCGGTTCCAACTCCTATTGAACTTGAATTTGAATAAACAGTAATTCCATATGTTTCAGAGCAAGCAGCACTTGATGTACTTAAACCTACTACACTTGCATCATCACTATAATCACAATACAAAGTGTATGAATAAGGTAAATTTATACAACCCTGTAAGTTTGATTTAACAACTAATTGATTAAAAGTTTTATCTGCGTATGGAGGATAGGCAGTATTAAGATTAACATAGTTATTAGCCTCAGCTTTTGTTATCTGTCTTGTGCCTGCAGGTATTGTATTTTTAAGCGTAAATACCCCATTATTTACAGCATCCTGTAAATTGTTTCGTGACACACACTGATTATTTGCTATACCTGCCCAACTCATTATGCTTCGTATTTTTGAAGTTTAACTTTTAATTCAGCTACCTCTTTCTTTAATACATCTACCTCGTCTTCAATAATTGCAATTTTAGCTGTATGAACCTCACGATAAGAAAGACTTAAGTATCCATTTTCACCTATTGATATTGCATTTGGAAGTATCGACTCAAAGTCTTGAGCAAAATATCCAACTTCTATCTTTCCGTGTTTTTTATAAAGTTTTGGTTTTATGTTTTCAATACCTGCAACTCTATGGTTATCTTGGATAAGTTCTTTTATTCTCATATCAGAACCTTCAAAGAATCCTCCTGTTGCAGTTAAATTCCCTGAACTATCTAAAGAAAGAAGTAATGTAGCTGTAGTACCATCAAATCTATAAAACTTATGTGTACCACCTGCATAATATGCTTGTGTATCATTATGAATACCTATACCTGCTACCCAACCACCTCCTCTACCATAAGTTACAATTTTATTAGGACCTCTTGCTACATCATTGAATTGGTCATTAAATGTTAATGTATTCCAAGAATTATAACCTACGGGTGATGCCCCTCCTTGACCGCCATCTACCCACATTGACCCTCCTGCAAAATTATAAGTATAAGAAGCTGATGCACCATTAAATGTAAATACGCCTGAAGGTGATATTGAAAGCATTGATGCTCCCGCAGCATTTAAAAATCTAAAATCTCTACTAAAAGGTCTTATATAACTAAATCCTCCGGTGCTTCCAATAAAAGTTACACCGCCATCAGTAGAATCAGTAATTCTAAATGTTGGCTCTGCTGCTTGAATATGTAATATAGATAATGGATTATTTGTTCCGATTCCAACGTTACCTGCAAAATAGTTTTTATCACTACCACCTGCTTGATATATACCCCATCTATTTGTAACAGTTGCACTTCCTGCACTTGTTCCTTCAATATATAAATTATAGGAATTTGTTATTGTACCCGTACCAAAATTATTACCTGCGTAAACACCAAAAACATTTGTAATAGTTCCGCTAAAAGAAGGATTTACTACTACTCCAAATTGTGTTGTACCACTTGTAAAAGCAGTACCACTTACTTGGAACATTCTATCTGCTCCTAATGCATTACCTCCAACATTAACACCA